GACTACCGAGGCGACGAGGTGGTCAAGCTGCGCCTGGCTGGCTGGAACGGCATGACCCGCAAGAACAAGCCCATGCTCAAGGGCAAGCTGAGCGAGCCGTATCGCCCTGACGCCAAGCCTGCGGCAACTGTTGCAGCTAGCAGCGGCGGCGACTTCGACTTCTGATAATCGGGGCAGCAGTAGAAGGCCGACCACCGTCGAGTTCGGAGTCCGTTACTGATCTGTGTAAGTCCCCACCTTCTTATGACAAAACCCATCATCGAGCAGGTCAACACGCACGGCGTCGTTCACTGGGTCGTGACGCAAGGCGGAACAGTTCGGCACTTTCAGCATGATTGGAAGGCGCGCTGGTACTACGAAGCGTGCATGCGTTACTACCGCACAAAAGTTTTAGGCAGGGGCTCCTAGTCCCAGCAAGCAAGCTTTGCGTCGAGTTCCCCGATGCGCCCTACGGCTTGGCTCAACAAGCGAGATTGGTGGAACTGCTGTCTGACCAAGGAAACGCAAAGCGTCCTCAATACTTCTTCGTCTTGGCAGTTCTGCACTTCTCTAACGCTGCGCTCAACCTCAAAGAGTTCTTCGGTCGAAGGGTTAAAAGTCATCCAGTCGGCCCAGCCCATCGGATTGTTTCAGAACCTTTCGTTCTGAATGGTACGCAGCGTTTTTGTGCATGTCCATCGGCTATCAGCCACGGATGAAGATCATCCAGCCCGTGCCTGGGCCATCAACCATCCACCTGTAGTTGAACTCGGATTGACGGACCCGGACCGACTTTCCGGACCTTGATTGGTCATGACCACCCTTCTGCATCAGCGGGTAACCCATCGGATCGTGCATGACGTAATACTGATCGCCTACGGGGCTGTGTTTGCCTTGGTAGCCGGTGATGACCGACCAATGGCCGCAGCTGAGGTGGTCGCACATCGGCGGCTCACCGCGCGTCAGATCGCCAGCGTGCAGCCACCCCACAAGAACCGCGCCCCCGCGAGAGATCGACTCTTCGATCATCTCCGGCGTGCCCTCCTTAGTGAACTCCACATCCAAGCCCAAGGACCTAAGCGTTTGGAGCTGGGCGTTAACACTTGTGGTGTCGCCGTAGTGGGCCAAGTGGTAGATGTATTCGTTATCTGAATCGACCAAACCGGCGCTGGCTGCGAGCATGGCGGCGGCGGAGGCGAAACACTCACGCCAGCCTTCGTATCCGTTGTCGAGTTGCTGGAAGTAGGGAACAAAAACCTCTTGGTCGATCCCAGCAGCCCGCCACGCCTCGA